ACACGTAAGGAGTCGTCGGCAGCGTCAGATGTGTATAAGAGACAGGATCTAGCTACAGCATCTATCACATATTACTACGACCCAGAAGAAAAAGACATAAAAATAGATGTTGCAGTTAAAGATGAAGATCATCAGTCAATAGACGATTTATGCAAAATACTAAATGTATTATCAAATGATCAAGCATATATAGAGACAGTTAACATAGTACAAAATAGTCTTTCGGAATCTGGAAATAAAGGAACTTTAACAAGGTTTTTAGTAAACATTGCGCAACAACAAAATAAAACATTTCTAGACAAACTAGAAGATGTCATTATGAATCAGCCTTGCATTCGTCCTTCCGACATGCTATAATAGCAAAGGAGTGAATATGAAAAAGGGTAAATTCAAAATAGGTTGGCAGAAATATGAAGATTTAATGGAGAAACAACTATCTTCACCAATATTAAATATGGTAATGCAAAATATTGCGCTACAACATTTAGACATGGAAGATATGGAAGATGATGAAACAGAACAAGATGAAGAGATGTATCATCGACAAAGTAGTAAAATGCCATCAATAGTTCCAATATCAGAAAAGCTTTTAGAAGAAATGACACTTTTATCAAGTTTTGATTGTTGGATGGGGCATACTAATTTTGATATAACTCCAAAAATAAAAGAACAGTTAAACACAATACCTGGAATAGAAGTATTAAAAATATGTAGCAGATACAGATTCTTTATAGGTGTTGGAACAATGTTTGACTTTGCAGAAGTTAGGAAAGCTATAGAAGCAAATATACTACCAAAAGGAGATTGAATAATGGAAAAAGATTGCATAAATACAAAAATTGAAAAAGCACTAAAGGACAAAGACATAACAAACATAATGAATAAAGCATCACGAAGCTTTTCCAAGCAACTTGATAGCGATTCCATATATACATGTCAAATAAATGCACTATGGAAAGCCTTTGTAAATTTTAAGCCAGAAAAGAATACAAAGTTTACAACATATTTGTACAATGGAGTTTACATAGAATGTATTAAAGAGCTTAAATTCTTAAACAAGTTCTCAAAGATGTATAGAAAAAAACTACACAATAACATTGCATCAACAGATATTAGTCATATAATGATAGAGATAATAGATGAGTTAGATACAGAAGAAGAGATAGCTTTTATAATGGACAAGCTATCAAATATGACAATAGAAGAAATGTCGAAGAAGAGGAATATGAATAGAGAAACAACTAGGAAAAAATTTAAAAACGTTATCTCAAAATTGAAGAACAAGTTGTCAAATGTGTATAACTAAATAGGACTTGGACTTAAAAATGGATAATTCTTGGATAAAAATTTAATTGTAATTCAGGAGACAAATATGTCTACAACAACAGCAAAAGGTTCAGGTTCAACTGTAAATGATGGTGGTACACTATTAGCTGCTGGAACAGTAGGTGCAGATAGCCGAATCACAAATGTGATCAACGTTAACGAACTAACAAAAGATTCACGATATGGGTCAGAGGTAGTTGCTAACGATGGTCCATCAGTAATTGGTTATTCAGATCCTGCTGGTGTAACAACAGCAAAATCTGGTGGCACTGGTGGTCTAGCATATTTTCCAAATCCTCAAGAGGGTGAAAGAAACTTTATACTAAAGACAGCCGGTGATAGTGCTTCAAAAATTAACAATGATAGCACAGACTTGCTAACAGTTCCAGGTGCAGATTTTGGTAGCGTTGGTAGAGATAGCATCCATAAGGTTGTATCAACTAGAAGAATCGGTGCATATGCTAGCACATCTTATGATATTCTAGCAGTACCATCTAGTGGAACAGTACCAGGATTTACAAAGGGTGCAAATGCTGGAGACGCTTCAAACTTCGTTCAGATGGATGGATCATCCGCTGCAACAGATGATGCCGCATCACCAACAAGAGCAGTTCCTGGCGAACTAACATACCACTTTGGTGGACTTGGTAAACCTACAACTGATGAGTATAAAGCTAGAGATTCCTACGAAGTCTAGTTTTAACATAAATAAGTTGATGCTCTTCGGGGCATCAGCTTATCTTTATTCAGCAAAATTCAAGTCAAGCTAAAGAGGTAAAAATGTTAGAAGATCTAACTACAATGGAAAAAGTAGGCATTGTTCTTAGTATACTTGGAGCTTCAGGAACATTTTTTAGTTTTGTATGGATTAAAATTGTTAAACCATTAATATCCTTGATCAATAATCAAGATTATTTTAGACAAGCCGTTGAAGAAATTAAAAAAGAACTTCAAACAAATGGTGGAAATAGTTTAAAGGACGCAGTGATTAAACTATCTAGTACATGTGATAGAATAGAAAAAAGACAAAAGATTATAGAACAAAGAACAAAAGCTGGTTTACATTATAGCAATGTGGCACTATTTGAAACAGATTCAGAAGGAAGATTAGTTTGGAATAATAATCATTTATGCGATGTAGCCATGAAATCTTCCTCTTCACTTGAGGGTTATGATTGGATTAACTGTATCACTGAAGATGAAAGAGAAGAGGTACTTGCAGATTTTCTGTCATGCATCAAAATGAATAGAAAATTCAATAGGTCTACAATAACAGTAGACGGAATAAAAATAAGAATGATTGGATATCCGTACAAGATATCTGAAGATATTCATGGAGGATTTTTGGTTAGCATTTCTCAAATAAACGAGGTATAATACAATGGGCGACTCAAAAGCTTTCACACTAAATACAACAGACTTATTAAATCTTGGTAAAAATGCTCTACTCGTGGGTTTAGCTGCTATGCTTACTTACGTTGGAGAAAATGTTTCAGATGTTGATCTTGGTCCAACGGGAGTAATGTTAGTACCAGTAGTATCAGTAGCAATTGATACTCTAGTAAGATGGATGAAGAACAACACAAAGAAAGAAGAAAATGTCTGAATTTAAATCACCAAGGGATCTACTAAAAGCATATAAAGATGGTTTTGTAGGTTCATACTGTGACCCAGAGGATGTTGATAAACTACTTGGTGAGTTACCTCATCCTCTGTTTGGTGCTGCTGCTTTTGGTTTATCTGGAAGCGGTAAGGGCAAAACAGTACTTCTATATAAAAATGTACAAAGATTTGATCCAGGTTTTGGTCCATCAGAACGACAAACCACAGGGGATTGTGTTTCTCATTCTACACGCAACGCAATTGATGTTACAAGAAGCACAGAAATTATTGGTGGTGATAGTGAAGAGTTTGTAGCGAGAAGTGCTACTGAAGCTATTTATGGCTCAAGAGGTCATGGTGGTCAAGGCATGTCTTGTTCTGGTGCTGCTAGATTTGTTAATCAATCTGGTGGAGTTATTTTAAGAAAAGACTATGGATTTGTTGATCTTTCTAAGTACGATGGAAATCTTGGTGCTGGATGGGGGAGACGAGGTGTTCCATCTGATGTTGTAAATGAAGCTAAGAAACATCAAGTAAAAACTATTAGCCTTATTAAATCTGTCGAAGAAGCTAGAGATGCCATTGCTAATGGGTATGCAATTAGTGTTTGTAGTGGTTCTGGATTTTCTTCACGCAGAGATAAAAATGGTATAGCTAGTAGATCTGGGGGATGGGCACATGCAATGGCTTGGGTAGCAGTTGATGATTCACATGAAATATACAAAGAAACATTATTCTTAGTACAAAATTCTTGGGGTGTTTGGAATGGCGGTCCTAAGAGACTTGACCAACCAGATGGTAGTTTCTGGATTAGGGAAAGAGATGCTGGAGAAATGTTATCAGAAAATGGATCTTGGGTTCTAAGTGATGTAGATGGTTTTCCACCACGTAAAGTGGATTGGACGCTAGATAAAGTATTTTAATAGGAGATAATAATGGCAACAACCGATGTAGTAACATATGCAGTTTCTGGTGTTGGCACTGTCCCAGTTCCAACAAATGCTACAACTGTAGTTATGTGTTTCAATACTGGAGCTTATAGTTCAGCAACTGGTATTTATGATATTAGTGCTAGCTATGAGACTCTAGAATCTCTTTACACCGATAGATTTGATGATGTGAGTTATTACAATGCAGCTCCATAACATAATAAATTCAATTGCACTGTTTTTAGCATTGTCGTCAACAGCTTATTGTATTAGCAATCAAGATGTTGTCATGATGTATGCCAGTCTAGTTGAACAATGGAAAACTGAAATATCAAAGTCTTTTGACGAAGCAGAAAAACTTGTATATAATGTTGTTCCAGACATAGATGATGAACTTATTCCTAATGAAGATCCTGCTAAATGTCCATGTAAAGGCACTGGAGTAATCGTTCATGGTGATGGTCATGATACACCATGTCCATTCCACAGTAAAGAATTACAAGAAAAAACTAGTGAAGTATCAAAAGATCCTCCCTTAGTTAAGATAAAAAAGGTTACTTGTGAATGTGAAACTAGGTGTGCATGTGATGACTGTCAATGTCCAAAAGCAAATGTAGATCTTTTGCTTCAAAAAATGGAGATAAAATAATGTTTGATCTTGAGTTTATTCTAAAAGGAGTAGCATTAGTAGTAGCAATAGGTATACTATTAACTACAATAGATTTTTCTTACATAATGGCAAAGATTGCCGTTAAGAATGATGTCAAGGTTGACAATAATAAAGTTGTTGTTCCAACTGTCCCAGTTAATGTAGATGAAGGCTCCCAATTCCTAAAGACTTTAGAACTTTGGTATCTTTTAAAGAAACAATGCGAAGATTACAAGTTAACAGAAGCCTCAAAAAAATTAGATGAAGTATTCCCTCTTCTAAATGACAACATGGAGGCTTGATATGAAAATATTAAAGATAGTAGTCGCACTAGGGTTACTATGGTTTGTATTTTATGGATCTGTTCCATCAATTGATATCAATCCAATTCCAGACGAAATAGATGAAGTACAAACAATAATCAATATTGATAAACCATCAGATGAAATTATTGAAAAAGTTAGACCGATAGCAAATCTTGTTACAGATACAGAGGATAGAGCTAAATTAGCTTTATTTAACTATGAGTTTGCAAATAGAGTTACAAGGTATGAAACTGATGTTCAACAATTGAATGACGTATACACCGATGCTGGTATGAGATTTTTTGAAAATGCACTCAAAGGAAAATATGAAAACTTACCTTCTCAATTACAAAAACTATTCTCATCAATAACCACGGACGACAACAAAGTTTTAAATCAAGAAGAAAAACAGAAACTAAAGGAGTTGTTCACTGGATTATCTTGGGCACTAATAGAGAGATAAATAATGGACGTTTCAAAGATAAAAGATATTGTTGATCAAGTTTTCTCTGATGATGGTTTCAAATTCTTGAATTTTTTTTTAACATGTCCACCATCTGTTGATATCAAATTAAATAAGAACGAAGAAGGTATTAATATTGATTTCACTAAGAATATGCCTTATGTGAAAACAAAAAGAATGCTAATACCTTTAACTGTGTATGTTGAAGGAATGTTTCTTGGGCCAGAAAGTGGATCAATAAAGTTAAAGTATTTCCCAGATCTGCATTTTGATTATAATGGTTTTAGTGATGAACGATTTGGTTCTACTGAAAAAACAACTAATCTAGAGTCATTTAACAATCAAATTAACAAACAATATCCAGATGAAGAAAGAAGAAAAATTGCTAAGATAGCATTGCAATATACTTCTGAATGGGCTACAATAGTCAGTCAAGCTGGAGTAAATGTAAAAAGTCTAGACAAACGAGACAGAAAAAATTTACAAAAAGATTGTGAAAAATTCGTTCTAGAAAATGTTAGAAACTCAAATGAAATAGAAGCAAAATCTGCAATTCTTAGCTTCATACTTATATATTTTGTTCTACCGGCAGTAATCAGTTGGGTAGTGAAAAAGTTTCTTGACAATTTTTTCAATTAGTCTACAATACAATTAGGAAGGAACACACTAAATGTCAATAAAGTCTTTGATGAACTACACCTTTGTATCAAAATATGCTAGATGGATTCCAGAAAAGAAAAGACGAGAAACATGGCAAGAAGCAGTTGATAGAGTAAAACAGATGATGATTGATGCTTACGTCGATCCACAAAACGAAAAGCATCCATTAATTGCTGAAGCTATTGCTAAAGCATATGATGATATGAAGAAAAAAAAGATTCTTGGTTCACAAAGAGCATTGCAGTTTGGTGGATCTCCTATTTTCAAGCATAATGCACGTATTTATAATTGTATTGCTTCTTATGTAGATCGTATAAGATTTTTCCAAGAATGTATGTATCTATTGCTATGTGGATGTGGCACTGGATTTAGTGTTCAGAAACATCATGTCGCAAAACTTCCAAATTTGCGACACGTTTCAGCAAAAGGTCGCAGCGTGAAACATGTCGTTGATGACAGTATTGAAGGATGGTCTGATGCTGTTGGCATTCTAGTTTCATCATATTTTGAAGATTGTGATTTATTTCCAGATTATGCTGGTAAATCTGTAACATTTGACTACTCAAAAATTCGTCCTGCTGGTGCGTATTTAAAGTCTAGCGGTGGTAAAGCTCCAGGTCCAGAACCCTTAAAGAAAGCCCTTAATAACATTAGAAAGGTGCTTGATAATGCCCTTAAATCTGGTCGTAATAAGATTACACCTATTGAAGCATACGACATTGTAATGTATAGTGCTGATGCTGTTATCAGCGGTGGTGTTCGTCGTAGTGCTACAATCTGCGTGTTTTCTGCTGATGACGAAGAAATGGCTAAGGCTAAAACTGGAAGTTGGTTTATTGATAACCCGCAGCGTGGACGATCAAATAATTCTGCACTATTAATCAGAAATGAAACAACTAAAGAGCAGTTTGCTGAACTAATGAATTCTGTAAAAGAGTTTGGGGAGCCAGGATTTGTATGGTCAGATTCAACAGAACTCATTGTTAACCCATGTGTAGAAATTGGAATGTGGCCTGTTGATGAAACAACGGGGGAAACTGGATGGCAAGCATGTAATCTATCAACGATTAATTGTGCAAAAGTAAAGACAGAACAAGATTTTTATGATGCTTGTGAGTCTGCTGCAATTATAGGAACATTACAAGCAGGGTTTGCTAAGTTCCCATATCTTGGTGAAGCATCAGAACGAATTATTGCCAGAGAAGCATTGCTAGGTGTCTCTATGACGGGTATAATGGAGAGGCATGATATTTGTCTAGATCCAAAAATTCAAAGAAGAGGTGCTGAGATTGTCAAAAAAGTTAATGCTGATATAGCAAAACTTATTGGTATTAATCAAGCGGCACGTACAACATGTGTTAAACCAGAGGGTACATCAAGTTGTATTCTTGGAACATCATCTGGCATTCATCCACATCATGCTAAACGATATATTCGTCGTGTTCAAGCTAATAAAATGGAGCCAATTTATCAGTATTTTAAAGAGCAAAACCCAAGAGCGTGTGCAGAAAGTGTTTGGTCTAATAATGATTCAGATGATGTCGTAGCATTTTGCGTAGAAGTTCCAGATGGATCAAAGCTAAAAAATCAAGTCAATGCAACAGATCTATTAGAATATGTAAAGAGTACACAACAAAATTGGGTCATCAGCGGAACTAACAAAGAACTATGCACACAAAAGTGGTTAGTACATAATGTATCTAATACAATCAATGTCAAGCCAGAAGAATGGGATTCTGTTACAGATTTTATTTATGACAATCGTCAATACTTTTGCGGCGTGTCTCTCCTACCAATTGCTGGAGATAAAGATTATGCTCAAGCACCATTTACAACCGTGTATTTACCAAGTGAGCAAATACAACATTATGGTGATGCAGCAGTTTTTGTTAGTGGCTTGATAGAAGTTGGTCTTCAACTGTATGATGATAATTTGTGGGCAGCATGTGATAGTCTTTTAGGTTTTGGTCAAAAAATTAAAGGAACAGAAAAGAAAGCATATCTAGAAAGATGTCAAAAATTTGCCGATAAATACATGAATGGAGATCTCAAACTATTGACATATTGTATGAAGGATGTGTATAACTGGAAGGATTGGCTTGATATGAACCGTGAATACAGGGAGGTTGATTATACCAATGTAATAGAAGAGCAAAATAATGTTAAAGCTGAACAGGAATGGGCTTGTGCGGGCGGAAAGTGTGATGTTTTATGAAAAAAGATAGAATATCACTGTTTATAGCACTACTTATAGCATTTTTATTAACCATTGGTACTGCGTTTTTTTCGTTAATCATTGTAGAATAAAGGATTAATATGAACATATTTTCACCATATAGATCTAAGGAAGAAGTAGTTAAAGTAAGATTTATAGATGATGCTGCAAAAATACCAACCAAAGCAAACTTTACTGATGCTGGTTTTGACTTATTTTCGATAGAAAATACGATAATAGCACCACAACTAAGACAAACTGTCAAAACAGGAATTTCACTAGAAATGCCAAAACATATGGCTGGATTAATATGGCCTCGTTCTGGTCTATCTGTAAAAAGTGGGATAGATGTATTAGCTGGAGTTATAGATTCTGGCTATAGAGGAGAAATCATGGTTTGCCTATATAATACTTCTAAAGAAGTTGTAGAGATAAAACATGGGGATAGAATCGCTCAGATTATATTCCAAGAGGTTCCTGCCGTAACTATGGAAGTCCATTCAACGCTAGGTTCCTCGCAACGAGGAGATAAAGGCTTTGGCAGCACAGGTAAATAACAACAAGAAAAACAAAAAACAAGCTAGTAAACCAAACATATTAGAAGCAAAAACAGAAAATCAGAAAAAGTATATAAGATCAATTATAGAAGATGATGTCATCTTTTGTACTGGACCATCTGGCACTGGTAAATCTTTCATTGCTGCTGGTGTAGCATCAGAACACATAATGAAAGATAAAATAGATAGTATTATCGTAACTAGACCTTTAGTTTGTACTGGTAAAGATATTGGTTCTTTGCCAGGAGAACTAAATGAAAAAATTAAACCTTATCTTCAACCAATGGAAGAGAATCTAAAATTCTTTTTAGGTAGAGATTACTTCGGTCATTTCTTTAATCAAAGAAGGATTAGATTTGAACCATTAGAAACAATGCGAGGTTCAACTTTTCATGACGCTTATATGATTTTAGATGAAGCCCAAAATTGTACACTTGAACAAATAAAGATGTTCATAACTAGAATGGGCCAAAATTCTAAAGTAATTATTAATGGTGATACTCAACAAACAGATTTATTTAACAGGAGTGGTTTAGCTCAATGCCTTGAGAAACTTGATAATATGGACGGTGTGGGAATATGTAGATTAGAGTATCATGATATACAGAGGAATGGTATTTTGAGATCAATTTTAAACGCTTTAGAGAGTTAATATGTTGTACGATTATGGATGTCAAACATGTAATTATGTTATGATAGATGTTTATCAGTCAATTAAGGATGACCCGTTGGTTAAATGCCCAAGGTGCGGTAAAGATTCTCTATATAGAATGATCTATGGCGGTCTTGGGCATTTCGTTAAGGAAACTAAAACTATAGGACAGTTAGCAGATAAAAACTGGGATAGAATGGGCCATTATAAAAAATCTGAGATAGAGCAAAAGTCTATGGAGAAAAGGCAAGAGTCTTCTCCTGTCTTTTCTTCTGCTGGACCCGCAACATCAAAAGAAATCAACAAAATGACGAAAGAACAAAAAACAAAATATATCATAGAGGGTAAAAAATGAAGTACATTGAAAATGCAACATCTGTAGATTTGAAAAACTATACAGTCAGTGAAGAGCTATACAATAAGCTTGGTCAAGTGTCAGAAAACCAGAAAGAAAAAACTTTTGCAAAATTAGTTCAATTTAGTGATAATGCAAATAAACCTCAAAATTCTTACTTTATAACTATTCATAATAACATTCCATATGATCCATATGGCATATACAGTCACAGGGAACAAAGCCTAAGCACTTTCTTGAAAAAGGTTTCAAAACAAACATTTGATTACTATTTACTTTATCTAAAAACAAGAAATTTACTTTATATGACAAGAACGCAAAGGAGTTTTTTAAATGGCTAAAAAAGGACCAATAGGAAAAGTGGAAGGTTTCTATATAGAAAATAACCTAAATAAAAAAGTTGAAGATATAGCTTCAGATTTAAACAGACCAGTTTCATCAATAGAAAATTACATCAAGAAAAACGTAAAAAGCAAGAAGGAAGTTTCTTCACAGCCAAAGGCTGGAGACTTCTTTGCAAGAAGAACTGGAGTTGTTACAATGACAGAGAACGCATCAAGCATGGCAGACTCTAAGAGAAGAGGTATCAAACCAACTACACACTGTGTTGTAAAAATTAAAGAAGATGAATAGTAAATACATTTTTGGTTATGATAATTGGAAAAAACATTACGCATCCTTAAATTATAAGGATAGAAGAAATGTATGGATATTTATCAAAACAACAGATGGAAAAGAAATATATTTACGCAAATATGAAGATTGGTTAGACTTTCAAGAATTTGTTGATGAAAACAATTTACATATTGAATCTCTAGGGCTAAAATACAAGTCTAACAAAATAGAAGTTGACACTTCTGACTCTGATGGTGTATACTTGATAAAATCCGTTAAGGGACAATTTGGTGGAAAAAGCAAGCAATGCTATACTACCGGGATTGTCAAAAACGGTACAATAAAGAAGACAATGTGGATTACACCTGAATTGTTGGAAGATCAAACATATACAGATAACATTGAAAACTCATTTGAAGAAGCTATCGTTTACCATGAAAAGCAAGAAAAGTAAGCCTCAGTTATTTAGCCAAGATTACCAAAAAGAATGGTCAGATACTCACAAGTACAAACATATTCATACTGGTGAGTATTGCACATTTGAAGCATACGTAGCTGAATTTATAGTTTTACGTAGGGCTGAAAAGATGAAATTGCCAAAACCAGGATACAAATTCTGGACAAAGGGCGATCCAAATCATTGGCTGTGGAAAAAACAACTTGGTGCAACAAGACAATTGAAAAAGAAGTATAGCGAAGAAGCAATTCTACAGGCTATAAACTCAAAAGAATTTGAAGGTCTTCTAGTCTTAGGCATCCAAAATGGAAGAAGCTACAAGGTAAATCCACTTGCAGAAAAGGTAGTTGCGTTGTATCATAAGAAGATAGAGAGTGCAAAAGCCAACACTCCAGAACCCATTAATCTTGATATTGTTGAAGAAGTTAAAGAAGTTCGCATAAGACGAACACAATCTGTTATAAAAAAGAAGTCCATGATAAATAAATTGAGGGATTTATGAGCAAGAAAAAAGCTGTTTCTAGTAAGTTTTCAGACGATGTGATTAGTAATTCTATTGTTAGTAAATATGGCGATGTTGTTCGCAGCGGAAAAGAAGTGCTAGATAACATCAATAGTTTAGAGGTTATCAGTGTATCACCAGCACTAGATATTGCCCTCGGTGGAGGTTTGCGTGAGGGTTCTGTTGTAGTAATGACGGGAGATCCAAAGTCTGGAAAGACAACTACATCATTGCATTTTGCTGCAAAATGTCAAGCAAAGGGAAAGCGTGTCATTTATATTGATACAGAAGGTAGAATGTCAGAACAAAACTTTATTGGAATTCCAGGTCTTGATCCAGATAAGATTATAGTCATTCAATCTACAAATGATAGAATTCTATCAGCAGAAGATTTTCTAAACATTGTAGAGTATTACATCAATAATGATCCAGGTTGTTTAATCATCACAGACTCATTATCGAATATGGTCCCAGCATGTGAGTTAGAAGGTGAAGTTAGAACTGGTGTACGTAATGCTCTACCAAGACTTCTGTCTATGTTTTTTAAGCGTATCAGTGGCACTCTCATGAAGAACAAGGTTTTGCTTCTATGCGTGACACACAATATTGCAAATACTGGTGGATCACCATATGCACCGTCTAAGATGGCAGACTGCGGAAACATGCTTCAATATCAAGCTGGAACTAATATGGTCATTACTCACCGTGGGAAATGGCAAGTTCCAAAGGATTCTGGTCCTCATGTTGGTCAGATAGCAAACTGGTTGATTAAAACATCAAATGCTGGTGGAAGACCAAATAGCACTGCTGAAAGCTGGATTAGATATGGTGCTGGTATTGATGAAGTGCAAGAAGTAGTTCAAATTGCATGTGAATTCAGACTCATAAAAACTGCTGGTGCATGGTATACAATTCAATGTGCTGTAGATGAACCAGAAAATCCAGTTGTAGCAAAGATATTGCAAGATAATAATGTTGGCGATAAATCAGAAGACATTGAAAGATTCTTTAAGTTTCAAGGATCAAATAATGTTTTAGAGTTTCTTAACACCAACAAAGAGGTAGCATATTTTATCTATGATAAGATCAAGGAACTGTACTAATGAAAGTTGTTGGAATAAACGGAAAAGAATATGTTTGGAATCTTAATCCTTATGATGTTAAAAAAAACAGCAAACGTCCAAGATCAAAGTTTCATGTTAGAGCAAGAGAATTGTTATCAGAAATATTCCATAGTTATAGAATTCTTGAGGAAGTAAAACTCCCAGGAAGTACAGCATTGCACAGAAAAGGTGTGCTATATTTAGATTTCTATATACCACAAATCAAACGAGCGTTTGAAGTTCATGGTCAACAACACTATGAATACACTCCATTTTTTCACAAAAGTAAGGCAGATTTCATACTTGCAAAAGCGAAAGATGAGGATAAAATAGAGTGGTGCAAACTTAACCATATTGGAATTACAACGCTAAAATACTCTGATAGTAAAGAAGATTGGAGAAAACAAATTGTCGGCATCTGAAGATCTCAAACAACATATTGAAGCTATTGATACATATATCAATGAAACAAATACTAGATTTGCTTCATTCAAGGAAGAGTTTCTGCTTCTAGCAGATATGGATCAAGATCAATTAAAAAAGCTAACACAAGAAGAAATCTTTGATGCTGCATATGCATTATATGGATATTCTTCATATATTCAAGATGAAGTAAACAAGAATAAGATCGCACTAAACTGGTGCAATGAAAACATGGAAAGACTTATCGCACAACACAGCGAAATGTTTGGTCAATATACTAAGCATGAATCTAAAAAACACATTTTATCTAAGGAGAATAGTTATGCTGCTAAACTAGAACAAATGAGACTTGTAGCAGAAAATAGACTACAATCACTAGAAGGAAAAGTATATGAACTCAAAAGAAAAGCAGATATACTCTTAGAGAAAGGTAAAAGATCATGAGCATGAAAGACTTCGTTGATACACTGAACGAAGAACAGAGAAAAGCATTGCTAGAAGCACTATCTGGCAAAGATAGCGTTTCATCTCAAATAGTTCCAGAAAAAGTTAATCGACCAACAAAAAAACATTTAAAGTCTGATTTTATTGCTAATACAAAAGCAGAATCACAAATTTCAAATAATAAAAGGAGAGAACCCGTGAGAGGCAGAGAAAATAGGTGGGAAGATACAGGTGAGTTTCGTGATGTAGAAACTCCAGAAGTAGAGCGTACACCGAGAAGAAGATCGCCGCCACGAAAGATTGACGTAGAATGCGTATCATGTGGAAAGTCTTTTAAGGTAGATAGCCGATTTGTATATGGAGAATATTATCGTTGTAACAAATGTGGGAGTAAAAAATAAATGGCAGAATTAAGCGATCTTGGTGCAGAAAGGGCTGTCCTTGCAGCCTTATTGCAGCATGGTGTAGATGCATACGTTCGTGTATCAGACTTAATTAGTCATGAAACATTTGATCATTCTGGCAATCAAATCCTATACAAATGTATAGAACAGGTTATCAAGAATGATCAGTCTGTAGACATAGCATCAATATTATCTTCTGCTGAACAACTTGGATTTTCTGATTCCATAAATACAAAGCAAGAGTTAAAGTATATCAAATCATTGATGGACTTTCCCGTCAATGAAGACAATATACTTCCATTTGCTGCTCAAATTAAAAAGTTTGAGTTTGCAAGAAAGATTCAGCATTTAACAAATAAAATCCATAAAGACATTGACAATATCAACGGAACGGAGTCTATCAATGAAATTATTCAAATACTTGAAAACCCAGTTACAGATTTTCTACGTGAAGATGATGGTGGAGATCTGCCTGAAAAGATAGGCGAAGGAGTCGATGAGTACCTTCAATTCCTATCTGAAAACAAATGTGATATCATAGGCATACCAACAGGTTTTACTAATTATGATGAAGCGATTGGTGGCGGTCTTAGAAGAAAATGTGTTGATCTTGTTTCAGCACGACCAAAGGTTGGTAAGTCTGTTTTTGCAGATAATGTTGCGTTAAATGTATCATTAAGAGGCACACCAGTTCTTGTTCTAGATACAGAAATGTCTAAAGAAGATCATCTTAATAGACTGATTGCAAACATTAGCGGTGTTCCAATTAATGAGGTTGCAACTGGAAAGTTTGTAGATGATCAAGATAAATATGAACAAGTCGAAGATGCAGTTAGACAACTTTCATCAATACCTTATAGCTATGTTAGCGTTGCTGGAAAACCGTTTGAGCAAATACTAAATCTCATCAAGCGATGGGTTGTTCAAGAGATTAAAACTAATGAATATGGGAAAACAAATGATTGTCTTATTATCTATGATTATCTTAAACTTATGTCGTCATCTTCAATTACTAACAATATTCAAGAATATCAAGCACTTGGTTTCCAGATCACATCTCTGCATAACTTATGCGTAAAACTTGACATTCCATGTTTGTCATTTGTGCAGTTGAATAGAGATGGTATAACTAAAGAAAGCACAGATGCTGTTTCTGGTTCAGATAGACTTATTTGGCTATGCACATCATTCTCTATCTTTAAGATTAAATCTCCAGAAGAATTAGCAGAAGATGGTCCAAATGCTGGAAATAGAAAGTTAGTACCAATCGTGTCTAGGCATGGATCTGGTATGGATGATGGAGACTACATTAATATGGTTATGGATGGGGCACACGCAAAGCTTACAGAGTTAAGAACTAGAAATCAAGTAAAGAATCAACCAATTGGTGATACAGGTTTCGTGGACCCAAATGCACTAGAAGGTATAAAAAATGGATTTGAAGATCCTGAAGAAGAAGCTGAATGAGAATCCAGAATTGATATTCAAAAAGCTTGGGATAAAGTATGAACTGTTTGGAGATAATATCTACTGCCCATGCCCAATACATGAAAGCAGTGATAACCCAAAAGCACTTTCATTTGCCTTAGATAGAGGCATCTGGAAGTGTTGGACAAGAGATTGTCAGCATCACTATCAGAATGATGTATTTGGCCTAATAATGGGCACTTTATCATCACAATCTGGAGAAGAAAAGACATTCTCAGATGTATTAAAATGGTGTAGTAATGTTTTAAACATCAAAGGAGAGTATAATAAAGTTAAACAGCAATCAATAGTTGAAGATGATCCATTTGTTAGCGCAGTCAATTTATTGACACAAAAAGAGAAACAGGCTAAACATAACTCAATAACAATAGAGTTTAACTACAGTTGTCCATCTGAATACTTCTATTCTAGAGGATTTAAGAAAAGCACTCTAAAATACTTTAATGTAGGAGATTGTTTAGATAAGGGTACGATGTATGAAAGATCCATTATCCCAATTCATAACGACGATGGATCTGAAATAGTTGGAATAATTGGAAGATCTATAAAAGAATATAGACAACCAAAATTTTTGTTTTACCCAAAAGGTTTTGACAAGAGATACTTTCTATATAACTACCATAGAGCACTGGAGTATATCGAGAAAACGAATACTTTATTTATAGTTGAGGGCCAGGGAGATGTTTGGAAATTGTATGAATCTGGAATAAAGAATGCTGTGAGTATCTTTGGAAAGACAATAACAAAAGAGCAAGAATGTAAAATAAACCGTTTACCAATTACACACTTAATAGTATTAACAGATAACGATCAAGCTGGTAGAGAATCGAAGATACAAATAAAGAGGCAATTTGGCAGAATGTATAAGCTAACATTTCCAAAATTAACAAATAAAGATATTGGTGACATGAAGATAAAAGACGTTAATAAGTTACTAGAAAGTCTTAGGGGTTGTTATTAATGAATAAGATCATAGGAATATCTGGGAAGAAACAATCTGGAAAAAATACTGTAGCTAACTATATCAATGGAGATATATTGAAAGAAAGAAATATGATTCAAGACTTTTTCCTCAATGATCTAGGTGAATTGGTTATAAAAACTACAAATCACAATGGCGAAAGCGGCTACGGAGTATTGGATATAAATAGAAAAGATAGAACGTTTAAGAATTATGCTGACACAGAATTGTGGCCTTATGTAAAAGTATATAGTTTTGCAGACGATCTCAAACAATTGTGCATAAACATATTTGGATTAACTAATCAACAGGTTTATGGAACTAACGAACAAAAAAACAGTGAGACAAATATACTGTGGAAAGATTTGCCACTATCAAAAAAGAAAAAAGGGAAAGTTACATCAAGAGAGTTTATGCAGTATTTTGGAACAACGATTGTTAGAAGAATCAAGGATGATGCATGGGTTTATTCAACAATGAACAAAATTGCTAAAGAAGATTCAGAGGTTGCAATAATAGCAGATGTAAGATTCCCAAATGAAGTAAAAGC